TTCAAGTACATGGTGGACCGTGTTCCCAACCTCAACCTGAACGAGCTCAAGAAGTCTCGCGCCCTTGCGGGCAATCCTGACATCCGCGGCGTGTTTACCGCCCAGAACGGCACCGCGTATGCGCGTCTGGCTATGCGTGGCCTGATTGATGGCGACGCCGTGAACTACGACGGCCAGACCGACATCACCGCAACCTCCACTAAGACCTTCGAGCAGGGTATCGTTGTCGTCGGCCGTGCGAAGGCTTGGACTGAGAGGGACTTCTCCTATGACATCACCGGCGGTGTTGACTTCATGGGCAACATCAGCCAGCAGGTGGCCGAGTATAAGGACCATCTGGACCAGAACACGATTCTCGCTATTCTCGCCGGCATTTTCGCCATGACCGATGCAAAGGGCAAAGAGTTCGTGTCTAAGCACACCCTCGACGTGACTGGTGTCGGTACCGGAGCAATGGCGGCTTCTACTCTGAACTCCGCAGCAAACAAGGCTTGCGGCGCGAACAAGAAGAAGTTTAAGCTCGTGTTCATGCACTCTGACGTCTCTACCGGTCTTGAGAATCTCAACCTGATTGAGCGTCTCAAGTACACTGACAAGGAAGGCATTACCCGCGACCTCGAGCTCGGCACGTGGAACGGCAAGCTCGTTGTCGTTGACGACGACATGCCTGCTTCTGAGGGCTACTTCGACGCTGACGCCAACACTGACGGCGCATTGAAGATTGTCGCTTCCGGCACTCCTGCTGCAGGCGAGATTCTTCTGTCTAAGGTAACTCCGTACTTCGGCAGCAAGACTCTGGCTGCAAACGATTACGTCGTTGCAGGTACTCAGTATACGACCTACGTTCTCGGCGAAGGCGCTATCTCCTACGAGGACATCGGCGCGAAGGTGCCTTATGAGATGAGCCGTGACCCGAAGACTCATGGTGGCGAGGACACTCTGTACACTCGTCAGCGCAAGGTCTTCGCGCCTTACGGTATCTCTTACGAGAAGGCGTCTCAGACTTCTTTGTCTCCTACCGATTCCGAACTCAAGAACGGCGCAAACTGGGCGTTGGTGCATTCCGGTGAGACTACCGTGTCTCAGCGTTCCTACATCAACCACAAGGCCATTCCTATCGCGCGTATCTTCTCCAGAGGTTAAGGCCTATGGAGATACTCGCGGCAGTAACCGCCCGACTGTCGGCCCTCGGCTATACCGTGACCGAGGCCGACAGCGCGGCACTTGATTACAACATTAAGAAAGCCGAGACGACCCTAAAGGCGCGAACGAATCAGCTCGAAGTGCCGGAGGGTCTTTTCTATGTCTGGGCGGATATGGCTGCGGGCATGTTCCTCACAGACAAGAAGGCTTCCGGCGCGCTCTCTGAGGTCTACGACTTCAACGCGCCGGCTAAGAGCATTTCTGAAGGCGACACCTCCGTCACCTTCGCGATTGCAGATACCGGCTCCTTTGAGGACCAGTTCGACGCAATGCTCGCGAAGATGGTAAACCCCGACGCGGAGCTTATCGCAGCGTTTAGGAGGTTGGTATGGTGAAAAGCTATCAGAACGCTCTACGGAGGCTCTGGGACGGCCTCTGTGACGTTTATGTCCTCGAGACAGCGGTAAATAAGGCAAACGGCCGGGATGAGCCCACGGAGGTCCAGAAGCTCCACGGGGAGCCCTGCCGTTTGTCCTTCTCAAGTATCTCAAGCACGACCGAGCAGGACAGCGCGCCGCTGATTCAGCAGTCGGTCAAGCTCTTCGTCTCGAAGACTGTGGAAATCCCGGCGGGCTCTAAGATAGTCGTAACGCAGGAAGGCCGGACTACCGCCTATGCGAGGTCCGGCGAGCCTGCGGTCTATAGCTGTCATCAGGAGATACCGCTCGTCCCGTTCAAGGAGTACGCCTAATGTCCCGCTGGGGACGCTGCGACTTCTCTCAGTTTAGGGAGTTTGCGAAAGGCTTTGAAAAGCTGAGCGACTCTGAGATAGACGACCTCTGCGTGGCTTGCAGCAAAGAGCTTGCCGCAAGACTTCTGGCTCTCGTTATTCCGGCTACCCCGGTCGGCAAGTACCCGAAAGGCTCTGGCAAGAAAGGCGGTACTCTCCGCCGAGGCTGGGGCGCTAAGAACGGTAAAGCCGGCCGTGAGTATGCGCAGTCCCTGACCGTCACGAAGTCCGGGAACACGTATATGGTCGAAATCATAAATCCGGTCGAGTACGCCTCGTATGTCGAGTTCGGTCATCGTACCGTAAACGGTGGCTGGGTCGAGGGTCGGTACATGCTGACTATCTCCGAGGAAAAGCTGAAACGAATCGCCCCGTCTGTGCTTGAGAAGATGGCGCTCCGAAAGCTGAAGGAGGTCTGCAATGGCGGAAATTAGTACAAACATTATCTTAGACGGAATCACGCTGGCCTTGCGGTCCGCTTTTCCCGGTAGTCATATTGAATCAAACGCAGTAAAGCAGGGGCTTCGGCAACCTGCTTTTATTGTGCTTTTGGTTAACGCCGAGGTCACGGACTACCCAGCTCAGCGTAAGAAACGTCTTCCTCGTTTCGATGTTCTCTACTTTCCGAAGGCCGGGCGTGAGGACTGCTACGGCGTAGCAGATACCCTCACCGAGGTGCTTGAAGTGATTGACCTGCCCAGCGGCGATAAGCTGTGCGGTATGGATATGAGTTTTCAGGTGACGGACGAAGTGCTTCACTTCCTCGTCTCCTATAACCACTTCACGTATAAGACGGCCGAGGAGGTCAAGATGGGAACTCTTAAAATTGAACAAGGAGGAAACTGATATGGCGAAAGCTACTGCGGCGGCAAAGTCCGTCGCTCCCACTCACTCCAAAGAGCAGCTTTTGAGGTCTCAGCGCTACGCTAAGCGCCGCGACCTTCTGGGCGCGCTTCTGGAGGACGGTAAGTGGTACACCCTCGAAGAGGTTGATACCGCTATCGAAAACTTTATGAAAGGCAAGGTGAAATAATATGGCCCTTGGCGGTGGAATCTGGGCAGTACAAAACAAGGTACTCCCCGGCACGTATATCAACTTTTCCAGCGTGGCTAAGGCGTCCGCTACTCTCTCCGACAGAGGTTATGCGGCCATGCCTCTTATGCTGGACTGGGGTCCCGACAGTACGGTTTTTACCGTGACGAGCGGCGACTTCCAGAAGAACAGCCTCAAGATTTTCGGTCATGCGTATACTGACGACGCTTTGCTGCCTCTGCGCGAGCTCTTCCAGTATACGCAGACCCTCTACGCCTATCGCCTGAACGGCGGAGGCTCTAAGGCCACTTGCGCTTACTGCACGGCGAAGTATTCCGGCATTGCCGGCAACAAGCTCTATGTGGTTATCGCAGCGAACGCCGATAACGCTGACCTCTTTGACGTCAGTCTCTATTACGATACGACCCTCCTCGATACGCAGACCGTGGCAGCGGCTACCGCGCTCAAGGATAACGACTTCGTAACGTGGAAGACTACCGCGTCTCTCGCCGCGACTGCAAAGACCCCGCTCACCGGTGGTACGAACGGCACGGCAAATGCTGCGGCTCATCAGGCGGCGCTCGATAAGTTTGAAAGCTACAGCTTCAATACTCTCGGCTGCCCGTCCGACGACTCGACCACTATCAAGCTGTATATCAACTACACAAAGCGCCTCCGCGACGAGGTCGGCGCGAAGTTCCAGACCGTTATCTTCAACCTCGACTCCAACGAGAAGCTCGCAGACTATGAGGGCGTTATCGAAATCGGCAGCAAGGTGACGGACTATGACTCCGGCATTTCCGGCCTCGGCCAGTATGGCCTCGTGTACTGGATGACCGGCGCATCTGCGGGCTGTGCCGTGAACAAGTCCAACACGAACAAGAAGTACGACGGCGAGCTCACCGTCGACATGGACAGAACGCAGGCCGAGCTCGAGGCGGCAATTAAGGCCGGCCGCTTGATGTTCCACAATGCCAACGGCGACGTTCGCATTCTCGAGGACATCGACTCCCTGATTACTGTCTCCGACACAAAGGGCGACGTCTTTAAGTCGAATCAGACTATCCGCGTCTGCGACCAGATTGCGAACGACACGGCGGTCCTCTTCAACACGCGCTACCTCGGTACCGTGCCGAACGACGCGGCTGGCAGAATCGCTCTCTGGAACGATATTTGCAAGCTCCATCAGGACCTCGAGTCCATTCGCGCTATCGAGGACTTCGACCCCGACAGCGTAACCGTGGAGCAGGGCGACACGAAGAAGGCTGTCCTTTGCACTGTGAAGGACCTGAACGTCGTGAACGCTATGGCCCAGCTCTATATGAGCGTCATTATCATGTAAGGAGGTTTGAATTATGGCTCAGCCTATTATGAACGCGCTTGACGCGATTGCGGGCTCTCAGGCTTCCGCGTATGTCACGATGGCCGACGGCAATAGATACTGCTTCATGCAGCTCTATTCCTTCGAGTCCAAAATGGACATCTCCGTGGCTGAGGTGCCTATCCTCGGCAAGTCCGGCAAGGGCAACAAGCCGACCGGATGGTCCGGTACGTGGAGCGGCACCGCCCACTATAATCAGTCCGTTTTCCGCGAAATGCTCCTCGAGTATAAGCGTACCGGCTTTATGCCTACGTTCGATATTCAGGTCGCGAATGAAGACCCGACCGCTTCTGTCGGTCGTCAGACTATCATCTTGAAGAACTGCCTCACTAAGGGCGGCATTCTGGCGAAGTTTGACGCCGACGCCGAGACTCTCGACGAGGAACTCGAGGGCACCTTCGACGACTGGGAAATGCCCGAGACCTTTAGCTTGCTGAACGGCATGCAGTAAACCAACATAAAACAGGAGGTATTTTACTATGGCTAAGAATCTGACTGCGTTCCTTGCTCAGAACGCGAAGAAAATCGACAACGTTACCTTTATCGCTTCCGACCGTTTCATCGACCCCGATACCGGCGAGGCTATGCCGTGGGAAATCTGCTGCATTACCGCGGCGGAGAATGCTGGTCTGAGAAAGGCCTGCATGCGTACCGTCCCGGTGCCCGGTCGCAAGGGCCAGTTTACGCAGGACTTCGACGCGAATGCCTACCTCGCAAAGGTGGCCGTCCGCTGCACGGTGTTCCCGAATCTGAATGACGCCGAGCTCCAGCAGAGCTATGGCGTTATGGGCGCGGAGCAGCTTATCACCACTATGCTGACCCCCGCCGAGTTCGAGGACTACTCCACTAAGGTCCTGCAGGTCAATGGCTTCCAGTCCGGCGACGAAATGGTGGAAGAAGCAAAAAACTAATACTCGGAGACGACCCGGAGGCGAACTACGTCTATTACTGTCTCCATAAGTTCAAATGGCCGCCGAATGTCTTCTTTGACATGGACCCGTATACGCAGGCGTTCATTATCGCTGCTATCGATATAAAGGTCGAGCAGGAGAAGAAAGAAGCGTCCAAAGCAAAACACGGGAAAAAGCGCTGAGGTAAAGCCGGGTCAAGCCTCGGCGCCTATTCCCGGAAAGGAGGAGGCCTATGGCCCTTATCAAGTCGCAGCTCGTACTTACGGACGGCATGACCGGCCCGCTCAAGAGTATCAATAAGGCGATGAACATTGTACTTAATAGCTTCGAGGCTATGCAGGACGCGTCCGGACGGGCTATCGACACCGCCTCCATTCAAGAGGCCCGCGAGGAACTTGCGAGAGCAAGTGCCGCGCTGGACCAGTTGGAAGACCATACGAATAAATCAACCGACGCCTTCAGCCGGCTCGCGAAAGCCATCGGGCTTGTGATGATTGCCCGCAAGGCGCTCGATACCATCAAGACCGGAATTGATTATGCCTCCGACCTTGCCGAAGTCCAGAACGTCGTCGACGTTACTTTCGGAAGCGCTACGGAGGCTATCAACTCGTGGTCGAAAGAGTGTCTTGCCGCTTACGGCATGAACGAGGTAAGCGCAAAGCGGTACGCCGGCACTATCGGCGCCATGCTCAAGTCTTCCGGCCTTGCGGGCGACGCCATTGTAGATATGTCGAAAGATATGGTCGGTCTTGCCGGCGATATGGCGTCGTTCTA